TGGACCGGCGCGATGGCTGCGCAGGAGAACGGTGACACAGCCAGTGTGAGCGGACTTGTTGGTCTGCTTGGCACACTCGCAACGGCCGAAGCTGGCGATAGCGCGGCTGCAGCCGGAACGGTGGAATGGATCGCCAGCCTGGCGGCGACCGAAGTCGCGGACGCCGCCTACATCACTAGCACCACCGGCTGGTCGGGCCCGATGGCCGCGACTGAAACCGGCGATGCCGCGGATCTCGAAGGACTGGTTGGACTGATCGGCGTGCTCAGCGCCAACGAGCTTGGCGATACAGCCGCTTTCTCAGCTGCCGTTGTTTGGCTCGCCGCGCTCGATGCTACCGAGGCCGCGGATACGGCAGCGAGCACCGGGATCGTAGAATGGTTCGGCACGCTGGCAGCAACCGAAGCAGCGGACAGCGCCGACCTCGAGGCCCGCGCCGAATGGTTCGCCACGCTCGCCGCGACGGAGGCCGCGGACCAGGCGAATATCACCGCGACGTTTACGTCGACCGGCGCGCTGGCCGCGAATGAAGACGCCGACACCATAAGTTCGGCGGGGCTCATTGGGTTGCTCGGCACTGCCGCCGCAATTGAAGATGCGGATACTGCCACAGCCAACGGAAATGTCGCATGGGTCGGCACGCTTGCCGTTACCGAAGCGGCGGATAGCGCAACGGTGAGCGGCCTCGTCGGCCTACTCGGAACATTAGCAGCAACCGAAACAGGAGACACAGCAAGCGCAGCGGGCATCGTTGCTACGTTCGGCACGATGGCGGCGAATGAAGCTGCCGATAGCGCGTCCTTCACCGCGGACATACTGGTCTTCACCGGCACGCTAGCGGCGAACGAAGCGCCGGACACGGCGCTCATCAGCGGCATGCTCGCCGATCTCGGCGCGATCACAGCCGCGGAAATGCCCGACGTCGCTGCGATGGCGGGCTATCTCACGTGGACTGCGACGCTCGCTGCTACTGAAGCGGGCGACATGCCGTTCTGCCGTGGCGTCACCGGTCAGCTCGGAACGATGGCTGCGACGGAAGCTGCAGACCAGGCGGACGGTTCGGGAACGCTCGCCTGGGACGCGCCGCTCGCTGCGGCTGAGGCACCCGACACGGCAAACGCTGGAGGCAATGTTGCTTGGCTCGCGACACTTGCAGCAACGGAGAATAGCGACACGGCAACTTTTGCTGGCGCCGTGGCGTGGATCGCGACTCTTGCTGCAACGGAAATCGGTGACACAGCTAGCGCGACGGCAACAATTGCGTGGCTTGGAACGCTTGCTGCAACCGAAGCGCCCGATATAGCCGCATTCTCCGCGACATCGCTCAACATTGGCAGTTTGGCCGCTGCTGAGAGCGGCGACACCGCGAGCGCGACCGGCCTGGTGTATTTGATAGCAAGGCTTGGCGCGGCCGAAGCAGGAGACAAGGCGGCGTTCTCGGCGATGACCGGTTGGACCGGTAGCCTGGCGGCGACTGAAAGCAGCGACACCGCCCAGGCCTCGGGCCTCGTCGGCCTGATCGGTTCCGCGACAGCGACGGAGAACGGCGACACCGCCAATGCATCGGGCCGCGTTGAATGGCTGGCCACAATGTCGGCGACGGAGGCTGTCGACATCGCTGGCGTATCCGGTTCAGTCGCCTGGACCGGTACGCTGGCGTCAACTGAGGCGGCCGATACAGCCAGCGGTACCGGACTTGTTGGTCGGCTCGGGACACTCACAGCAATCGAAGCGCAGGATACAAGTTACGCGACGGGCAACGTCGTATGGCTAAGCACGATGCTGGCGACGGAAGCGGCAGACAGTGCACGAGGGTTGTGGATCGGAAGGGTGGAATGGTTCGCGACGCTCACCGCAACTGAAAATACCGATGTGGCCGCTTTCACTGCCAAAGCGCAAACATTCGGCAGCATGGTGGTGACCGAGGCGAGCGATAGCGCATCAATCTCTGCTCTCGCTCAAACCTTTGGCGATCTCGGCGGATACGAAGACACCGATCAAGCAAAGTTCTCCGGTGCGGTGCATTGGACCGGCGCGATGGCGGCAACGGAAGGCCGCGATACAACCAGCGTGACCGGCAGCGTCAATTGGTTCGGCGCGTTCGCGGCGACAGAAACAGCGGACGGTGCAGTGTTCGACGGATTTATCGAACTGCGGGCCACGCTGGCGGCGAGGGAAAACCCCGACACGGCATTTTTCTTCGCCAAGCTGATCAACAATGGCGTACTCGCCGCGACCGAAGCCGCGGACGGCGTGCGCTTCACCGGCGGCGAGATCCTCACCGCAGGCGGACAGACCGGGCAGCGCAAGATCTACGTCGCGACCGGTCACGATGATCGCAACAAACTTAGCGCGGTGGCGAGCAAAGGCGCGCCCGCTTTCACCGGCAAAGCGCAACGGCTCGCCTGGACAGCGGTCGTTCGCGCTCCAGCAGCAGTCGTTGCACAACGCTCGACGCCGACGTTCGCCGCGGCGAAGAGTGCGAGCTACGCGATGACCGGTCAGAAAAGCGACCAGACATTGACCGGCACGGCGCAACCGAAGGCGCTGGTCGGTCAAAAATCCAAGCCGAAGTTAACGGGCGAGGCGGCATGAGTACCCACGGCACGGTTATGGCGGTTGCTGGCGATGATTGGGAAATCGCCGCCACGTTGATCGATGAGAACGGCGCGCCGTTCGATCTGACCAATGCACAAGTGACGTGGACGCTGTTGGATCTGCGCGGTCAGCGCGTGATCGACAGCAGCGAAGTGTCGGTGTCGATAGATAGCCCGGCGACGACCGGCGAATGCACCGTGCTAGTTCCGTCAACAGTCACCACGCGGTTGGCCTCGGGCGCGTACAGCGACGCGCTACGCCTGGTGCTCGGCGGGGTCACCAGCACTTTGTTGACCGGGCAATGGAGCGTCATGGCGGATCCGTTTGCAGCAACCGCAGCGCCCGCGGGCAAGACACGGGTGCCGCTCAAGATCGTGGCCTGATGCAAACCGTCGATCATTCCGAACTCAGCCTGATGCTGTTCAAGGTGAACGGCAGTACGTATCTGAACACGCCAGAAACCGCGCTGCTGATCGGCCTGGTGCAGAGCGTCTACCCGAAGGTGATGATCGAGATCGGTTGTCAGCTCGGATGTACGGCCATAGCGATCCTCAAGCATGTGCCGTCGCTCGAAAGCTACATCGGCATCGACGTGCCGTTCCACCACCAGACGACGCTGCCCGGACAGCAGAGTGAAGTGCCAGCGTCGCCAGGTCTCTACGCGCTGGATCCGCGGTTCCACTTGCTGATCCGAGAAACAGGATCGCAGGAGCTAGAGCCGGACGATCTCGAGCCCTGTGATGTGGTCTTCATCGATGGCGACCACAGCGAAAACGCGGTTCTTCGTGACAGCCTGCTCGCGCAGGCATTGGTACGGCCGGGCGGCATCATTGTTTGGCACGACTACAACAATCAAACCGTCGAAGTGACGTCGGCGCTCAATCAGTTGAGTGATGCGGGTTGGCCGATAACTCACATCACCGATACGTGGCTAGCATTTTGCCGGATCGAAGGAGGCAACCATGCCGATCAAACCCGGTAAGGACGAGACACAGTCAGAATGGATGCATCGCTGCGTGCCCGACATGATGGGCGATGGCAAGCGCGAGCAAGAGCAAGCAGTCGCCGCTTGTCTGTCGATGTGGCGCGATGAGAAGGGCGGCTCGCCGCCGAAAGACGGCAAGATGGCTGCGCTCACCATGCAGCCCAAAAAGGGCGAGGATTTCAACGCTTTCGTTGCGCGCTGCGTGCCTGACGCGATGAAGGCAGATCCAGACATGACCGAGGAACGCGCCACCGACCAGTGCTCGGTGATCTGGGAAGAATTCCAAATCCCCGGCTATCCGGTCGGGCTGCACGGCAATCCAAACTCGCGGACGAAGCAAATGAAGGACGACGACGAGGAGTGCGTGCCGAAAGAGGACGAAAGCGAAGAGGACTTTTTGGATCGTTGTTCCGACGAAGGTCTTGACGATGATCGGTGCCAAGCAATCTGGGACAACTACGGCAACGGCAACGGCGATGAGGAACGCAAGATCAAGCCAGGCGCGGTCATACAAAAGACCCACGTCGGCGAAGTGAACGGAGCTGAGTATGTGCTCAGCGATTCCACGCCGGATCGCATGGGCGACATCATCGAGGCCGGTGGCTGGGAGCTTGAGGCCTTCTCCAGAAATCCGATTGCATTATTCGCGCACGATCCGACATTCATCGTCGGCAAGTGGCACAGACTTCGTGTCGACGGCGATCAGCTGCGCGGTCACCTCGAGCTGGCCCCCAAGGGCACCTCGGCGCGCATCAACGAAATCCGCAAATTGGTCGAGGCCGGAATCCTGAAGGCCGTGTCGGTCGGTTTCCGCCCGCTCGATTACACGCCGATCAATCCGAAAGACATGTTCAGCGGTCAACGCTTCACTAAGCAAGAACTCGTTGAGACGTCCCTCGTGGCTGTGCCAGCGAACCCTAACGCGCTCGCGGTCGCAAAGTCGCTCAACGTATCTGCCGCAACGATAGATCTCGTTTTTGCCAAGTCTGGCAGGACGAACGGGATCACTCGGCGCGGTTTCACCGGCAAGCCTGCCGCCCCTCACCATTCATCGAAAGATAAACCGATGACAGGAATGCTTGGACAACGCATCCCCGACTCAGAGCAGCGGCTGGTGCGTCATCGTGATGAGCTCACCGCTCATCTTGAGAAGGTCAATGACGAGAATGTCAGCGACGCCGACATGCAGAAGACGAGAGACCTCACTGCGAAAGTCGCGCAGGAGGAACAGCTGTTGGATACCTTGAAGGCGGCCGAAGCGCGTCTGGTCAAGCACCAGATGATCGATCCGGCCGACGACGACAAGAAGCCTAACGGCAACGGTGCGGACACTTCACGTGCCCTGACCGTCCGCAGTGCGGCCAATGGGCGAGTGTGGGCGGCACCGGAGAAGAAGATCGAGCCGCTCGATTACTTGTGGCGCTCGCTGACTTGTCAGCTCAAGCACCACACCGAGCAGCAGAAGCGGCCGATCCTCGAGATCCTGAAGGAGGAATACGGCGAAGACGAACGCACGCGAGGTGTGATGGCTCTCATCACGCGCGCGCCGTCAGCTCCAGCGACCATCCCGCAAGCCGGGTGGGCCGCCGAGCTCGTCACGCAGGTCTGGATGGATTTCATCGATGCCCTGCTGCCGCACGGTGTGTTCCCCTCGGTTGCGTCACGCGGTTCGCAATTCACTTTTGGCCGCGCCGGTGTGATCAATCTCCCGATGCGTTTGAACACCCCGTCGCTCGGCGGGTCGTTCGTCGGCGAAGGCGCGCCGATTCCTGTTCGCCAGGGGCAGTTCGCGACCGTGCAAATCACTCCCAAGAAAATGGCGGTGATATCAACTTTCACCCGCGAAATAAGCGAACATTCTACGCCAGCCATCGAAGGATTAATTCGTGAAGCGATCCTTCGTGACACTGCGGTTTCGCTGGACGCCGTACTGCTCGACGCCAATCCGGCAACCGTCGTCCGACCTGCGGGCCTGCGGTTGGGGGCAACAGTGGTGCCTCCGACTGCCGCTGGTACTGCTCCGGTCATGGCGATGCTGGGCGATCTCAAGGCGATGCTGGCTGCTCTGCAGGCGATCACCTACGACAATATCAGGTCGCCGCTTTGGATCACCACGCCGCAGATCAAGACGTCGGCGAGCCTGGTCTACACCACGACCGGCGACACTCCGTTCCGCACGGAAGTAAACGGCGGCATGTTGAATGGAATTCCGATTGTTACATCAACGGCGGTTCCAGCTCACACGCTGATGTTGTTGGACGTGGCGGACTTCGCCTCAGTTACTGAAGCAGCTCCGAGATTCGACGTCTCGGACCAAGCTGTTCTTCATATGGAAGATACGACGCCGCTGGCGATTGCGAGCGGCTCACCGGGTACGGTCGCGTCACCGACGCGGTCGCTCTGGCAGACGGACACTATCGGCGTTCGCATGATCCTCCAGGCCAATTGGATCTACCGACGCACGGGCATGGTTGCCAGCATGACCGCTCCGTCTTGGGAGTGATCAACAACAAATGACGCGGGGTTTTGATCACCCCGCGTCAATTATCTGCCCCGCAAACCCATAGGAGTTAAAAATGGCAGAAGCGAAACCTGCAGTGACTGCTGAGTCAGTTGCGCAAGCAAAGGCGAAAATCGTGGAAGAGGTCGACAAGCGCATGGTTGGTCGGCCAACCCCGACGCAGTCGGAGCTCGACAGGCTCAATCTCGGCGAGCATGTCGATCTCGAACCGGATGGCAGCGACCCCGATCCGAAAGCGCCGGGTTGGCACAAAGCGGCGCTCGAGGCTGACAAGCCTGCTGGTCAAGGCGGCAGTTATCAGACGCGAGCCTCGCGGCCCGCTTCTACTACTAGTCATCCAGGCTCGACACACAGCAGTAGCTGATGCGCGTCCCTGCGGTCCTGTCGCGTGTGGTCGACCGCTTCCGCCGGAAAGCGGATGGTCAATACACGCCTGGACCGTGGCAACTTCCGATCACCGGCGGCTGGCTTCCAACAGAAGTCGGCAGCTGGTGGAACTGGTGGCAGATGGGTGGCCTGCCGATCCCGCAGGACGCCCAATCTGCAATTGTTGAAGCGTGCGTGTCGGCCTACTCACAAACGGTGGCCATGTGTCCTGGGACGCATTGGCGCTCAAACGAGAAAGGCGGCCGCACCCGCGTCACTAATTCGGCACTCTCGCGCATTCTGAAGAAGCCTAACGACTATCAATCAATTTCAGACTTCATGCTGAATATGGTTCGCATGATGTATTTGGACGGCAATGCGTACGCGCTCGCCGTGCGAAACGAACGGTTCGAAGTTAGCGAACTGCACATCATGAATCCGGTGCAATCCTGGCCGCAGTTGTCGACCACCGGCGACGTCTTCTATCGGATGGGTGGCAACCACGTGATCAACTACCGGCTAGGCGAACAGCCGGTGACGGTGCCGCAGCGCGACGTGTTGCACATGCGCTTGCATACCGCGCGGTCGCGCTGGCCGTTTCCGCTGATCGGCGAGAGCCCGCTGATGGCGGCGATGACCGACGTGGCAACCCAGTCCTCGATCCTCGCGCAGCAGCTCGGCTTCTATCAAAACCAAGCGCGCCCATCCGCGGTGCTGTCGACCGATCTCGTGCTCGACAAGGAACAGGTGCAGCACCTACGCGACAGATGGAATGAGCAAACCAAATTGCTGCAAGCTGGAGGAACGCCGATCCTGACCGCGGGATTGAAGGTCCAACCATGGGCCATCATGGGACGCGACGCGGCGATTGCCGACGTGTTGAAGTTCACTGAGCAGCACATTGCGCTGGTCTATCGCGTGCCGCTGCAGATCCTCGGCCTCGGCGGCGCTCCGCACGGTTCGACCGAAGTCATGATGCAGGAATGGATCGCGACCGGGCTCGGCTTTGCGCTGTCGCACGTGGAAGAGGCGTTCGGGTTGTTGTTTAATCTGAAAGGCCAGCCTGACGAGTTCTGCGAGTTCGATACCAAAGTGCTGCTGCGCTCCGCATTCAAGGATCGCATCGAAGGGCTCGTGCGCGGTGTTCAGGGCGGCATCTACAGCCCGAATGAAGCGCGCAACGAAGAGGGAATGGACGACGTCAAATTCGGTGAGGAACCCAGAGTTCAGGCGCAGGTCGTCCCATTGTCAGCTGCATCAGGAATTCCGACCGCGCCAACATCGCCCGGACCACATGGCGCACCGGGCCAACAACCCGGAACGCAGCAACAACAACCACAGGCAAAGCCCGATGCTCAGCGAGAATTCCAACGGATCAGGGCCGCCGCAGATCGAGTCGGACGAAGCCGATTCCGTACTTAACGGTTTCCGGTTAGCCCTTGGCCAGGTGCTCGACGAGGAGCGCCATCAATGGTCGCGTGAACGTGCGCTGATCGAAGCGCAGGCGGCGAGCGCAATCGCCGAATTCCGCGCCGAGATCGTGTCCCTGCGCGGCACGCTCAAGACTCTGGTGGACGAGCGCCTGGCCGCTCTCAAGGACGGCGCTGATGGTCGCGACGGTCGCGACGGTGCGCCTGGCGAGCCTGGACCGCCGGGTCCGCAAGGCGAGCGCGGCCGCATCGGCGAAGGCCTGACGGGTCTGCCGGGGATGACAGGCCTGCCGGGTGATCGCGGCGAGAAAGGCGAGACCGGCGCTCGAGGTTTACAAGGCCCGCAGGGCGAGCGCGGTTTGATTGGTCGCATGGGGCCGCCCGGCGACATCGGAGCGCCAGGACCGCAAGGCCTGCGCGGCGAGCAAGGTTTGACCGGCGCGCCCGGCGACCGCGGTGAACAAGGTCCGCCAGGCGTCATCGGCAAGGACGGTCTCACAGGACTTCCCGGTCCTGAGGGATTGCCCGGTGAACGCGGAGAGCGCGGCGAGAACGGCGAACGCGGCGAGACCGGCGAGCAAGGCATCCCAGGCGAACGTGGCCAGGATGGCGCTAGAGGTTTGGTCGGGCCTCCCGGCCCGCAGGGAGCGGCGGGGCCGCAGGGCGCGCGCGGCGAGAAAGGCGAGCCAGGTCACATCGGCAAGACAGGTTTGATTGGCCCTCCCGGCCCGCAGGGGCTTCGTGGAGAGCGCGGCATCGTCGGCGCGCCCGGTGAGCAAGGTCTGCCTGGTGAACGTG